GTTACATGCTCTAAAGTAAAGAAATTAAAAAGAAGGCAAGGTGCAACTAAAAGAGATGTGCAACTTGCTAACTGGTTTATTAACATGCAAAATTGTGGTCATGCCAAAAAGTAAAGTAAAAGGTGGTGGAACAAGAAAGGTTTGTTTGCCATACGCAAAATATAAAAGTATGAGTAAAGAGCAGAGGCAAAAAGTAATTAATGCTAAGAGATCTGCTGCAGCTCAAGGAAAATATAGAAGATCTAGTAAGTCAAATGTAAAGGGTGCTAGAAAAAAAGGTGCTACATTACGTGACTGGTTTCAAAAAGAAAACTGGGTTAATATAGCCAATGGCAAGCCTTGCGGCGCAAAATGAAATTTAACTTTTTTGATTTAAACAAAAATGGTAAATATGATTGGTGGGAATATATACTACCGATTATTATAGTATTAATTATAGAAGTTATAGCTGAGGTTATAGCTAGATTTTTGATACCGGTGACTTCTTAGCAATACTTCTTATTATCTTCTGGCCTTTCATCCAACCAGTATATTCAACTTTATCTTTTTTCAGATCGCTTAGTACATGCCACTTAAGCAAACCATCACGCTCTAATTTACTAACATATTGATTTTCAAGTACACGGTTGTGTGCAGAGTCTTTTGTGGTATATAAAGGTAAATGCCAACTGTGAGGATCTGCCTCACCTTTACCTGATTTAGTTCTTTCATCGTACGTATCTTGACTTACGCTCTTATGAAAAAAGTCAAAGCCAATAATACTCATGCTCTTGTGAGTTTTAATTTCCCTAATAAAATATAGTATTGTTAAAAATCCAGCTGAAGGTCTAAGTTTATAGCTGTATAATGAACTGCCAAAACCGTTCCACAACGATTCTAGCTCCGCGTCTGACCACATCTGAGTATAAGGCATACCCTTTGGTAAGTGATCTTCTAGTACCCAGTTTTTAAGTAAAAAATTACCACGACATCTATTAAGTAATATTTCAACGTCTTTAAACTTACCCTTTGTAAATTCTTTATTACGCTTTTTCCATATAGGCGCTCTGAACTGACCAGTAACCCATATGTTTGTTTTACTACCTAATTGTTTTTCTTTATCATCAGCAATACTATCGACAGCCCTACCAAAACGCACAACAATATCATGGCTATCTATAAACTTACCATGGTTATAATGCATTAACTCAACAGAGTTACCAACAAGTATTATTGATTTATTTTTTACAAGCTGTTGTATACGTTCCACCACTCTTCAGATAACTCACCGTCTTTATACTTATCAAACCAAGGTCCACCGTTAGTATAGTGTATCGCCTTTATGTTATCATGTTTCTCGTAATAACCTACTAAGTGATTATACTCAACGGGTATCTCAGCTATCTCACTCTCATCTATCCACTCAAACTGATGTAATTGTTGTGGTGTAGCATTGTCTAAATACTCTTTAGTCAAAATATCTTTTAGTTTTTCACAGTTAAATACCATTAATGAACTCCAACATTTCTTTGGATACATTTTGTTTTTAACTCCATCCATCTTTGTTCCCTTGACATTATCAAGATCGTGTTTTACTACTGCTACTGTTTTATCTCCTAAATACTGTACAACCTCTTCAGGATCGCACTTCCAAACGAAGTCGTTATCACAGAACATAGCTATACCGTTCCAGTTGTTACATAAAGGTGTATAAAACCTTGTAAAAGAAAATTCTGTTGATTCGTTGGGTACATCTTCTCTACCATAAATACCACGCTTAACTAATTGCGCTTTTACTAAAGACATAACCTCATGATCACCGTTATCTAATATAGACTTTCTAACTACTTTAGTAGCCTGCGGATGACGTGAATCACTTCCTATAAATATTCTCATGCTATAAATTTTAAAATTGTTTCAAAGTTATCTAATCGTACCATGTTTGGACCATCGCTTAGAGCGTTGTCAGGATCTGGATGTACCTCAAAAAAGTAACCATCAACATCAACTGCTTGTGCTAGCTTAGCAATATATGGTGCGTATTTTCTATCGCCACCACTTTTGTTACCAAGAGCGCTAGGCTTTTGAGTTGAGTGTGTAACGTCCATAACTATGGGTACGTTAAATTTTTTCATATCTAGTATCTGCCTGAAATCTACGACTAAGTTACCTAAACCAAACATAGTTCCACGCTCAGTTACCATTATATTATTATTACCTGTGTTTTGCACTTTTTTAATTGGATGTTCCATATTGTCACCACTCATGAACTGTGCCTTCTTTATATTAACTGTTCTACCAGTTCTACCAGCAGCTAATAAAAGATCTGTTTGTCTACATAAAAAAGCAGGTATTTGTATAACATCAACAACGTCTTTTACTTGTATAGCTTGCACTGGTTCGTGTATGTCTGTTGTTATTTTAACATCAAACGTTTCTTTTACCTTGGCTAATATTTCTAAACCTTTTTGTAAGCCTGGTCCTCTGTACGAGTCTACAGAAGTTCTATTTGCTTTATCAAATGAAGCTTTAAATATATAATCAAAACCATATTTCGCTGTAAGTTCTTTTACTTTCTCTGCTATTTTCATACATGTGTATTCGCTTTCAATAACACATGGTCCTGATATTACAAATTTATCTATTAACATTTAATTATATTTTATAAACATTTTTCTTTTAATATATTTCTTTAGCATTTTGTTCCACCACTGTGGCTTCTTTATAGTACAGTGTGTATTCTCACCGTCTATAAAACAATTTTTAGAGGGCTTTGTAGATATTGAAAAAAATATTTTACCACAACTACACGTGTGTTCATATATATCATTTAATACAGTTGGTAACTCATCGACAGGTATATGCTCTAAAACATCTGTTACTATAACACAATCGTATTTAGTTTTAGGTGGTCTTAGTTTGTATATAGGGTGAAAAGGATCATACCTATAAAAACCGCCTAAGTTTTTACCTAAAAAATGCGCAAGCGTTTTAGGCATACCATCATCTATTTGTACGTTGTTGTGCCAATGTAGTGATGAACCGCAGCCATACTCTAATAACATACAGCCTGGATTTTCATCAACAAATTGTTTTACCTCATCTTTAACAGCTCTAAAACCACCACCATTATAATGATCTTCGTTAGTGACTTCACCATCTCTTAAATACGCACCACCTCTATGTATCGCTTCGTATTGTTCTCTATATTTCATAAGTCATCTTTAGTGTTTATTTCTCTACCATCATACTTAACTCTGCAAACTTTAATATCGTATAAACCTAAGTATCTATTTTGTTCCAAGTTTTCTTGTGGATATGCATTAGTTAATAAATCATAACATTGTAAAGCATAAGGCTTATACATATATATACCAACATGCCTATCACCATAGCCTATGTCAGATCTTGTAAACCACATTGCCTTACCATCTTGATGTATGACCTTAACGCCGTTTGGTTCGTATCCTTTAGTGTAACCAGTATATACAAAGTAATTATTTTTAATTCTATCAATAAAAGGTTTTACAGTTTCATATGATATATCTATCATATCACCTTGTACATTAATTATATTTTCGTACTCATTTAAAAAATCACCTAACTGGCTTAGTCTTGCTGTACCGTTTTCTGCATCAGCTGTCATTATTACATTTCTCTCTGGTATAATCTCTGCTATTTTAGGACTATCAGTTACAACAAATGTATCATAACCCATTGCTTTAACCTTATCAAATACTATACGTATTAGAGGTTCACCATCAAACTCTATGAGCATTTTATGCTTTAGTCTAGTACTTTCTAATCTAGCTGGTATTACAAATACTATGTCTTTAACCATTTCTTCCCTTGTCATTGGTGCTCTATGTATCATGCTCTCTTACCTGATGTTCTTCTTTTTATATCATCGTGGTTAAACTCAGCCCAGTATAACTCAAACGCTACACCGTCTTCTAATCCTTCAAACTGATGATACTTACCAGGTTTAACCATAGTAAAATCACCTGCTTCAAGTATTGTTTCATCTAGTAAGTCTTGATCATCTTGCCAAACCCTTACTAGCATCTTGCCAGATTCTACATAAAATCCGTTCCATTTAAATTCATGCTCGTGTTCTGAGCATTTAAATCCTTTATTAAATTCTATTCGGTGAAACTCAAAAACTCCATTAGCATGGATCTTTTCAGTCTTGCCCCATATTTTTCCTGCTTTCATTTAATTTTATTTGTTTTTGTTTTTGTACTTCGGTATATGGTTTAACGTTACATATAGATATTTCACTTATTTCTACATGTTGTGGCCTATTCATTGCCCATATTATATAATCAGCAGCGTCATTGTATGATATACTTGGTAAGTCTGATTCTAACAAACCAAAGTTAAAATCTATTATCTTACACTGTTTGTTTGTAGTAAACTTTAATGTGTCAGATAAATGTGACAATGACGATTTAGAAGCTGAATACATATGTCCTTTTGATAAGTTACTGTATTTAGCTCTACTGTTTATATTTATAATAATTTTTTTGTCGTCATCTTTCCATATATTATAAACTCTTTGTAATAGCTTTGTTTGTGCAAAGTCATCATGAGCATTGTTAACAAATACACGTACGTCGTTTTTTATTAAATACTCTATTATGTTATCTCTACCTTCTACTGTGCTTATATCGTAATCAGGCCTATTAAGATCTGATGGTATCCACTTAGCACATAAATTACTTTTTAGTGCAAAGCCTAAACCTCTACTTGTTCCTGTTATTGCTACTTTCATAATGTTTATTTATAAGATCAAAACTAGGTTTACCAAATAAATCACCTTTAACAGAACACTTATTACATGGGCTCTGTGATCTATCACCGTGTTTTAATCGTTGTCTTATTTCCTTCATATCATCAGCCATCCAAACCTCTTCTAATGTTTGTCTAGCTATGTTACCTATCTTTCTTTCTTTACCCCAGTCGTTTGAACAAAACAGTACATCACCGTTCCAGTCAACAAACATTTTATAAAATGGGTAATGACATGGTTTACCTTTTAATGCTTCAATATCATGATCTTCAAAACCTATCCAGTCTATAACACCACTTCTATTGTTAAGCTTTAAACCGTAGTCTTTTAAATTATAGTGTGCACGTAAACTATACTTTGATTTAGATATGCCAGCGTTGTCCATAAGCTCTACAAACGTACTGGCTT